TGTAGCAAACTTAAATGCAGGTTCATCTACTGTAAGAGTAAATAGTATACCTGTAGGTCGTATTACTGATAGTGCCGATGCTGGTGCTATGATTTCAGGTTCTTTAAATGTATTCGCAGGATAGATATAAATAGTTCTATGGCAAACTATGATGCTTCAAATACCAATAATTCAATTAGGTCAAATAGAATCTATTCAGACTTAAATTTGAATTTTACTAAAAATCCTGCTACAAAAGATGTGGCAAGATTAACTGATGTTGAAGCGGTTAAAAGAAGTGTACGAAACTTAATTTTAACAAATCGTTTTGAAAGACCTTTTCATCCAGAAATAGGTAGTTCAATTAGAGATTTGTTATTTGAACCAATTACTCCACTACACGCTGTTTTATTAGAAGACAGAATAGAAGAAGTAATTGTAAATTATGAACCAAGAGTTACACTTAACCAAATTATAGTTCAGGATGAAATTGATAACAACAGATATGCTGTAACAATTTCTTTTTATGTAAATAATACTCCTGAACCTGTAACGATAACAGAATTTTTACAAAGGCTAAGATAAAATGGCAAGTAAACTAAACATATCACAATTAAATTTTGATGCTATTAAAGCAAACCTAAAAAGATTTTTATCCAATCAAAGTCAATTTAAAGATTATGACTTTGAAGGTTCTGGTATGTCCGTTCTATTAGACCTATTAGCCTACAATACACACTATCTTTCATACAACGCAAACATTTTAGCAAATGAAATGTTTATTGATACAGCTGATTTAAGAAATAGTATTGTATCTTTAGCAAAAGCACTTGGTTATACTCCAAACTCACCAAGAGCAGCTAATGCTGACATCAATGTAGTTGTTAATAACGCTACTGGCGCTTCGTTAACCATGAATGCTGGTACACAATTTACAACTTCAGTAGATGGAGTAAATTATAATTTTGTAACTATAAGTTCAAATACAATTACTCCAGTTGATGGTGTTTATACTTTTTCAAATTTAAATATTTACGAAGGCACATATGTAACTTATCAATATACCGTGGACACTTCAGATGTAGACCAAAGATTTTTAATTCAATCAGCAAATGCTGACACTTCAACATTAACGGTACAGGTACAAAACAGTTCGGTTGATACAACAGTAAACACTTATACAAAAGCAACTTCAATTACAGAATTAGATAGTACATCAAAAGTTTATTTTTTACAAGAGGCTGAAGATGGTAAGTTTGAAATCTATTTTGGAGATGGTGTAATAGGTAAAGCACTTGAAGATGGTAATATTATTATATTAAAATATGTTGTTACAAATAAAACAGCAGCAAATGGCGCCTCATCTTTTTCTTTATCAGGAAACATTGGCGGTTTTAGTGATGTATCAATCACAGTAAATTCAAATGCAGCCAATGGTGCAGAAGCTCAATCAAATGAAAGTATAAAATTTAATGCACCAAAATCATATGCAGCTCAAGACCGTGCTGTAACAATAGAAGATTACAAAGCAAAAGTTAGAGAGTTATATGCTAATACAAAATCAGTAAGTGCTTGGGGCGGTGAGGATGCTGAAACACCTTTTTATGGTCGTGTTTACATTTCAATCAATCCAACATCAGGTTCAGTTTTAACAGATACAACAAAGGATAGTATTGTTACACAATTAAAAAGATATTCAGTTGCTTCTGTAACACCAGTAATTGTTGATCCAGAAACAACATCTTTACTTTTAACTTCAACAGTTAAATATGATGAAAAGGCAACAACGAAAACAGCTGCAACTTTAAAAACAGATGTTACAAATGCTTTAACAAACTATAATGATAATACATTAAATCAGTTTGATAGTATTTTTAGATATTCAAAAGTTTTAGAATTGATTGATGATGCTGACACAAGCATTTTATCAAACATTACAACATTAAGAATAAGAAAATCATTTACACCAACTACAGGTAGTTCTACAAACTATACAGTTTATTTTTCTAATCCTTTATATAATCCACATACAGGACATAGATCCGCTGAAGGTGGTGTTTTAAGTTCTACTGGTTTTAAAGTTGAAGGGGATGCAACAAACGTTTATTTCTTTGATGATGATGGTTCTGGTAATTTAAGAAGATATTATTTGGTGGGTTCAGTAAGAACCTATGTTGATAATACTGCTGGTACAATTAATTATTCAACAGGACAAGTTGATATAAATTCAGTTAATATTTCTTCAATAGAAAATATTAGAGGTTCTGCTTCAACTGTAATTGAAATAACAGTACAACCAAACTCAAATGATATTGTACCTGTTAGAAATCAAATTTTAAACATAGATGTCGCTAACAGCACGATTACAGTTACACCTGATACAATAGTTGGTGGTTCTGCTAACGCTGGTGTTGGTTACACAACAACATCAAGTTACAGCACCTAATGGCCGATTTTAAAGACAAACTATCCCATCTTATAAGTCAACAAGCACCAGACTTTGTGCTTGAAGACCATCCATACTTTTTAGAGTTTGTAAAAGAGTATTATAAGTTTTTAGAGTCAGCTGAAATGACTTTAACTAATATTGGTGATCCAGACCATGTTCAACTTGAAACACAAACTGCTACAAATAACTTTTTACAATTAAGTGGTACAAATCAACAAGGTGATGATAATGGTGATAGAATACTTTTAGAAGATACAAGTTATGGTGATTTTATAAATGGTGAAACTATTACAGGTCAAACTTCAGGTGCAACTGCTACAGTTTTAGTAGAAGATATTGATGGTGGTTCTCGTTTATTTGTAAGTCACCAAAATAAGTTTGAAATTGGTGAGTTAATCATTGGTGCAACTTCAGGTGCTGAAGCAACAATTGCTACATACAAAGCAAACCCAGTTCAAAATATACAACAACTTTTAGACTATCCTGATCCAGATAAAACTATTCAAAGTTTTTTAACTAAATTTAGAAATGCGTTTTTACAATCTATATCAGATACATTGGCTGATGATGTAGATAAAAGAAAACTTATTAAAAATATTAAATCACTTTATCGTGCAAAAGGTACAAAACGTGCAAGTGAAATATTTTTTAAATTATTATTTAATGAAAACGCTGAAATAAGATTTCCAAAAGAAAACATATTAAGAGCCTCTGATGGTAAATGGGATACAGAAAGAGTTATAAGATGTTTAGAAGTAGGAACATCAAATGCTACAAATTTAATAGGCCAAGTTATAACACAGGCAAATGATCCAGGTGATGTTAGTATAAATGAAGCCACTGCTATTGTAGAAAATGTTTTTAAATATGAAATAGGTGGTGAAACAGTTGTCGAATTAGTTTTAGCAGAAAGTTCTATTACAGGCACTTTCATTACAGGACAAAATATAACAGGTACAGATAATACAGATGAAGACATTTTGGTTACTTGTACACTACAAGGTATTATTGCTACAAAAACAATTACCAATGATGGTGTATTCTATAATGAAGGTGATACTGTAAGTGTTGCTGGTGGTGGTAACGATGCTATTATTCAAGTTGACGCTATTGGTTCAGGTTCAATAAGTGAAATTATTGTAGATGATGGTGGTACAGGATATGAAATAGGCGACACTATAAACTTTAGTTCAGGTAATGCAACCGCTAAAGTTTCAGTTGTCAATGGTGGTATTACACAAGAAGAATCAGACTCAACTACAGATGACCATATTGTTTTAGAAGATGAAACAGTAAGAGGTGATCCATACACAGGAAATAAAGTTGTACAAGAAAGTGGTACAGGTGTTGGTGATATTACAGACGTTAGACTAATTTATGAAGGTAATGGTTATACATCTTTACCAACTTTAACAATTACATCTTCAGGTGGCTCTAGTGCTTCAATATTTGCTAACAGTAATGATATTGGAAGAATATTAAGTTTAAAAACTATTGAGTTAGGTTCTAACTATGATGATAGTCCAAGTCCACCAACATTAACTTTACCAACTTATTTACTTTTAACAAATCGTTCAGGTGGTTTTATTACTGACGAAACAATTACAGGATTAGATTCAAGTTCAACTGCTGTAACAGCTACAGTTGTATCTTTTGATACAAATACAAATATTTTAAAATGTTCTGGTGCAACAGGAACATTTGCTGAAAATACTACGATTACAGGTGGTACGTCTTTGCAAACAGCAACAGTTACTAAAAATGACCAAGCAACTGCTACTTCAAGTGTGGCTGCTGTTGCAACAACTGACGGTGAGTTTATAAATCAGGATGGTTGGATATCTGAAACATCAATGAGAATACAAGATAGTTTACTCTACCAAGATTATTCCTATATTGTAAGAGTTGGTCGTTCAATCAATGACTGGAGAGATACTTACACTCAAACACTTCATTCTGCTGGTTTTTACTTTCAAGGTGAAGTTACAATTGAAACACAAGTGTCAGCAAGAATTAAAGATGTAACAGGAATTAATACAAGTGTAACTGAAGAAATATTTGGTGTTTACAAAACAATCTTTACAACAATACTTGGAAGAAGATTGGGTACTGCTACTGATGGTACGACATTACGTTCAAACCCAGCACTTGGTGTTGATCCAGACTTTACAGATTCTACAAGTGAACACTTTACATCAAACACAAGAGATTTAACTTTACGGCCATTTTATAAAATTAGTTTTCAAAGTACACCTGCAATTACAATAGATGGTGATACTACTCGTTACGGTACCGCCTATGCAGGTCCTCGTCTTGGAAACATCAATAAGTATTGGCAAAGATATTCAGGTAGTGGTATCGCACAAACTACTGCTGTTGGTGCAGATTCAACAGTAGCAAGTTATATAACACCTATGACTATGAGTAACTGGGCAAATCATAGAATTATAGGTACAAAAACAGATAGTGATGGAGAAATTGTTGAGTTTACAAATATGACTGAAACTCCAAATCTAAAAACTTATATTGCCCTACCAACGGAGATTAGTATAAGTTATTAATTTGGCCGTATAAATATAAATAGTTTTATTATAAGGAACAAAGGATTATGCCAGCAATAGTAACAAATAAGTTTAGAATACACAATTCCGAACAATTTTCGGAATCATTTTCAGAAGCGTCTCCAAATGTCTATTATTTGACATTGGGAAGACCTCAAGCATTTGCAACATCAACAAGACCTGACTCTCGTACAGAAAACGAGGGTTCAGATACATCACCAATTACACCCGCTGATTCAGTAGACTCTGAATTTTATACTTTTGATGATACACTTGCTGCTAAAAAAATAACATCTTCAGATGTGTCTTATGTAATACCAAGAAGAAACTGGACGTCTGGCACAGTTTATGATATTTACAGACACGATTACGGAAGAAGAATTACAGGCACAACTACAACTCAAACATCAACAAGTGGTGCTTCAAATTTATGGGATGCTACTTTTTATGTAATCAATAGCAATAATGATGTTTACAAATGTATAGATAACAATGGTGGTGCTACATCAACTTCAGAACCAACTACAACAGGTACTTCAATCTTTGATCCAGGTGATGGATATAGATGGAAATTTATGTACTCATTAACTGCTTCTGAAGCAACAAACTTTTTATCAACAGATTTTATGCACGTTTCAACAGACTCAACTGTAAATGCAGCTGCTGTTAATGGTGCATTAGACACAGTAAAAATTAAAACTGCTGGTTCTGGTTACACTATTTCAGGTGGTGCAACTTCAGGAACAATTACGGCAGTTCCAATAAGAGGTGATGGTTCAGGAGGTGTTGCTTCTGTAACTTTAACTTCAGGTGCTATTTCAGCAGTATCAATTACAACTGCTGGTACAAATTACACATACGGTTACATTAGAAACGCAGATATTATTGCTGCCACAAATGCTGGTGGTACAGGTTCTGGTGCAGAATTAGATGTAATCATTCCACCAAAAGGTGGTCATGGTTCAAATGCTGTAAAAGAATTAGGTGGATTTTATGTAATGTTAAATATTAACTTTGAAGGTGTTGAATCAGGTTCTGGTTCAGATGTAACTGCTGAAAATGATTTTAGAAGAGTCGTTTTAATTAGAGATCCAGACTCTGGTGGTTCTGCTGCTTCAGCAACTACTTTAAGAGGAACAAAAGCAATTCGTATGGCTGCTTCTCCAACACCAGGTACTTTTCAAGTTGATGAAGAAATCAATCAGGCAACTACAGGTGCTGTTGGTAAAGTAGTAGAATGGGATGCTACAAACAGAATTTTATACTACATACAAACAAGATTTAATGACGAAGGTGCAGATAGTAATGGTAACTTAACTGCCTTTTCTACTGCTGCTGTTATTACAGGACAATCTTCAAGTGCTACGGCTACTCCTGATACAGGATTTACTAATAACGTAAATGGTGCTTCATTTACTGCTGGTTATTCTGCTTCAGAAATAGATGCTGACACTGGTGATGTTATGTATATTGAGAACAGAGCACCGATTACTCGTGCTACTGACCAAACAGAAAATGTTAAACTTGTTATTGAATTTTAATAGATAAGGAATAAAGATGCCAGCAACTACTGATTTTAACATCAGTCCATACTATGACGATTATACAGAGTCGAAGAAGTTTCATAGAATACTTTTTCGTCCATCTTTTGCGGTTCAGGCTAGAGAGTTAACTCAATCACAAACAATATTACAAAATCAAATAGAAAGAGTAGGTGACCATTTATTTAAACAAGGTGCAATGGTTATACCTGGTCAAGTTTCTATTGACACAAATTATACTGCTGTAAAATTAACATCAAAATCTGCTTCAAGTATAGACACTTACAATGGTTCTACTATTACAGGTGGTACATCAGGCGTTATTGCTGAGGTTGTAGGAGTTGCTGCAACAGACGGTACTGATCCTGACACTTTATTTGTAAAATACAATAAAACAGGAACAAATAATACAGACATAGTTTTCCAAGATGGTGAAACAATTACATCAGACGCAAGTGGTACTCCAACTGCTGTTGTAGATACTACAGCAACAGGTTCAGCTGCAGGTATTCAATCAGGTGTTTATTATTTAAATGGTTATTTTGTACAAGTAGATTCATCAACTTTAGTATTAGACAAATATACAAATATACCATCTTATAGAGTAGGTTTTACAGTTACAGAATCTTTTGTAACTCCAAATGATGACGCAACGTTAAATGATAACGCACAAGGTTCATCAAATGCAAACGCACCAGGCGCTCACAGATTTAAAATATTATTAACACTTGCCAAAAAAACTTTAGCGTCAACTGAGGACTCAAACTTTTTTGAAATTGCTAGAGTTGAAAATGGTGTTATTAAAACAATAGTTCGAAATACAGAATATGCTGTACTTGAAGATACATTAGCAAGAAGAACATTTGATGAATCAGGTGATTATGTTTTAACTAATCCTGACTTTGATGTAAGAGAACATTTAGTAGATGGAAATAATAGAGGTATTTACACTTCAGGTAATGGTGGTGATGCTACAAAACTTGCAATTGGTGTTTCACCTTTTAAAGCATATGTAAGAGGTTACGAAGCTGAAAGATTGGGAACAACTTTTGTTGATGTAAATAAGGCAAGAGATTTTGAAACAGCAAACAATCACAAAACAAGATTTAATGTAAAAAACTTTATTAACGTCACAAACGTTTATGGTTCACCAGACGTAGGATTTGTTTCTGGTGATGTAGAAGCTTTTAAATTAGTTAATCTATACGACACAGCAACAAGTGTAAGAGGTACTCAACAATCAACTGTGGGTACAACAGTTCCACAAATTGGTAGAGCAAAATCTCGTGGTTTTGAAACAGTTTCAGCAACAGAAAGTTTAGATATTAACGATACATCTTCAATATACAGACATTACCTGTTTGATGTTGAAATGTTTACACATTTAAACGCATTAGGTACAGCATCTTACACAACAGGTGAAATAGTTTCTGGTGCAACTTCAGGCGCTACTGGTGTCGTACAAAGTATAACAGCAACTAAAAATACTGCCGTAACTTCTATTTCAGTTGCAAATCCTGGTGTCGTTACTTTAAATGACCACGGTATCAATGATGGTCAACAAGTTTATTTAACAGGTGGCACTTGGCAAATTGACTCTGCAGCTACAAGTGACGCAACAGTCTATACTGCTAGAAATACAACAGCGAATACTTTTGAATTATATGAATCAGATGGTACAACAGCAGTTAATGTAACATCATTTAGTGCTGCTCCTGATTTAGAACATACAACAATTGTTATTTCAAATGTAGAAGGTACATTTAGTGCTGGCGAAGTTGTAACAGGTCAAACATCTAATTCATCATTAACTTTACAATCAGACGCATTAGGATTTAAAGCAGTAAGAACAAGAGATGTGACAGCCGTTAAACAAATTGGTATGGCAGGAACACCTACATATACTGCTGATGCTGATTTAACATCTACTTATGGTGATAACACCACGATTACAGGTAACGTTTCAGTTGCCAATTCAGACGCAACAGTTTTAGGTAAAGGTACAAACTTTACAACAGATTTAAAAATAGGTGATTCTATTTCATTTACAAATGACGCAGGTTCAACTGTAACTGGTGTTGTAAAATACATAGTATCTCAAAACGAATTAGAATTAACAGCAAACGTTGGTGGTGCTGATGTAACAACAGCTTCTGTATTAACAAGAAGAAGAGCAAAATTACAAAATCCAGAAAATAATATTTCTATATTTAAATTACCACACGTTACAGTTAAAACTTTAAAAACTGAAGCAAACGGTGGTGCTTCAGATACAAGTTACAATATAAGAAGACAATTTACAATTACATTATCATCAAATGGTGATGAAACTATTACAGCAGGTACAAACGAAACATTTGCTTCTTTTGCTGCTGATGATTTTACTGCTACAATTATGACTACTGGTGCTGGTACAACTGGTGCTGTAGGTGACGTTTTAAATTTAGATGGTAATAACCACGAAGGTGATCCTATTCTAGTATTAGGTGGTTCACCTGTAGGTAAAACACTAAAATTTGATTTTGGTGCAGATTTTCAAGGACACAAAATTAAAATATTGGCAACTGTTCAAAGAACAACTGTTGCAAGTTCAAAATCAAAAACATTAAACTCTGGCTCAACAGTAAATATTTCATCACAATCAACTATTGAAAGTGGTGTAATAGGATTAGCAAAAGCAGACGTTTACCAAATTAACAATGTTTATATGTCAAGTGGTTTTGGTTCAGCGGCAACATCAGGTGATACTGATATTACTGACCGATTTGATTTAGATACAGGTCAAAGAGATAACTACTATGATATTGGACGATTAAAATTAAAACCAGGTGCGATACGACCAACAGGTCAATTACTTGTTAACTTTGATTACTTCTCACATGGTTCTGGTGACCACTTTGATGTGGACTCATATTCAGGTGTTGTTGATTACGAAAACATACCTGCATATACTTCAGATACTACAGGTGAAAGATTTGAGTTAAGAGATTGTTTAGACTTTAGACCAAGAGTTGATGACGCTTCAACTATAAACTCTGGTAGTTCAGATAGAAGTTTTGATGGTACAGGTGCTTCAACTGTTGATGTATTACAATTTAATTCAGACGCAACTACTGATTTTGAATACTACTTAAACAGAATAGATAAAATCTTTATTACAAGGGAAGGTGTCTTAAAAGTTTTAGAAGGTGCCAGTGCAATCAATCCATTAGAACCTGGTAATTTAGATGGTCACTTACTATTAGCCACTTTAACTATTCCAAGTTATACTCTCAATACAGATGAAGTTATTGTAGAAACTGAAGACAATAAACGATATACAATGAGAGATATTGGTAAGTTAGAAAATAGAATACGAAATGTAGAATATTATACTCAACTTTCTTTATTAGAAGCTGATGCTCAAAGTTTACAAATACAAGACGCAGATGGATTTGATAGATTTAAAAATGGTTTTGTTGTAGATAACTTTACAGGCCACAATGTTGGTGATGTAGGAAATAATGACTACAAACTTTCAATTGATAGAAGTAGAGGAGAAGCAAGAACACCATTTAATGAAGATGTAATAGAATTGCAAGAAGTTGATGACGATTTAACTTCTATATTAGCCGTTGATAGAACAGCAGCCAATTATCAAAAAACAGGTGATTTGGTAACTTTACCTTACACAGAAACAACATATTTACAACAACCATATGCTACTAAAACAGAAAACTTAAATCCATTTTTAGTATTTAATTGGATTGGAAATATAGAATTAGATCCACCAGTTGACGAGTGGAAAGAAACAAGAGTTGCACCAGAATTAACTGTAAACTTAACTTCAGGTTCTTGGGATAATTTAGTAAGAGAACGAGGTTTGAGTAATACAAGTACAACTGAAATACCAGTAGGTACAGAATGGAATGAATGGCAAGACCAATGGTCAGGTAATCCAAGAACAAACACAAGATGGCAAGGTAATAGTTTAGTGCAAACTACAAGTAGAGATGTTGTACAAACAAGAAGTGGTATTAGAACAACAATTGTACCACAAACAGTAAGACAAAGTTTAGGCAATAGAGTCATATCTGTTGCTTTTGTTCCATTTATTAGAAGTAGAACAATTACATTTACTGCTCAAGGTATGAGACCTAATACACAAGTTTATCCTTTCTTCGATAATATTGATATTAGTTCTTATGTAACTCCAGACGGCGGTGCATTAGGTGGTAATATTGTAACAAACGCAAACGGTTATGTTACAGGTACGTTTGCTATTCCTGATCCAAAAACTTCATCTAATCCAAGATGGAGAACAGGTAAAAGAATATTCAGATTAACAAGTTCATCTACAAATAGTACAGATAGAACAGCAGTTGCTACATCAGGAGAAGCTGATTATGATGCTAAAGGTTTATTAGAAACAACACAAGAAGCAATTGTTTCAACAAGAGAAGCAAGAACAGTTAGAGGAGATGTAACATCTACAAGAACAACTACTAGAAATGCAAGTAGAGTTATCGCAACTAGACAACCTGATAGAGGTAATGATGGCCCAACTCCAAATGGTGGTCGTGGTGATCCATTAGCACAATCATTTATAGTTGATGAAGAAGATGGAATATTCATTACAAGTTTAGATGCTTTCTTTGCTACAAAATCAGATACAATTCCTGTAAGAGCAGAAATACGAAATATGGTCAATGGTTATCCTGGTCAAAAAGTTATACCATTTGCTCAAAAATACTTAAATCCAAGTTCAGTAAATACAAGTACAGACGGATCAACAGCAACAACATTTACTTTTGATTCTCCTGTTTATTTACAAGAGGGTGTAGAATATTGTATAGTATTATATTCTGACTCAACAGATTATACAGCTTACATTAGTAGATTAGGTGATACAGTTATTGGTTCTGACCGAACAGTATCAAAACAACCAAATTCAGGAGTATTATTTAAATCTGCCAACTATCGTACTTGGTCTGCTGAACAAATGGAAGATTTAAAATTTACCTTAAAGAAAGCTGTGTTTGATACGTCTTCTTCTGGCACACTAACATTGGCAAATGCAAGTTTACCAAGTAAAACTTTAGATAGTAATCCTATTAGAACATTTAATGGTTCTGGAGTTATTAGAGTATTCCATAAAAATCATGGTATGCACAGCACAACTGACAATGTAACAATCGCTGGACTGGCTTCAGGTACTTACAACGGTATTGCTCATAGTGATATTAACGGAACATATACAAGTATTTCAAACATCACACTTGATAGTTATGATGTTACAACTTCAGGTACAGCAACAGCAACAGGAGATGTTGGTGGTTCAACTGTAACTGCTACACAAAATAGATTGTTTGATGTATTACAATTACAAGTTGGACACGTTATACACCCACAAACAACTTTAACAACAACATTAAGAACAACAAGTGGCCGTTCAGTACACGGTTCAGAAACAGCATTTACTTTACAAACAGCAGCTTCGGCTGAAAGTGTAGTGTTAGGTGACAACTATTACTTTGATAATCCAAGAATGGTAGCAAGTGATATAAACCAAACAAATGAAATGTCTGTAAATAAATCAATTGTTACAAATTTAACAATGAGTTCAAGTAATGCAAATTTATCACCAGTGGTTGACTTAAAACGTATAAATGCTTTTGCAATTTCAAACAGATTAAATAATCCTACAGTATCATTTACAGATACATTTACAGGAGATGGTTCAACAGTCGCATTTACTTTATCAGGCACACCAACAAGTGTTCATTTACTAGCTGTTAAAAAAGATGGTAAAAAATTACAACCTGTTGATGACTTTACAGTTTCAGGTACAGATTTAATTTTAGATACTGCTCCAGCGAGTGGATCAAAAGTCATAGTGAAATTAACAAACACAGTTGATTACGAAGATGATACAGCAACTGAAGGCGGATCATCTGCTGGCTCTTATATAACAAAATCAATCAATCTTGCAAATCCATCAACAGCACTAGATGTAAGAGTGGCTGCAAGTGTAAGGTCAACATCATCAATTAAATGTTACTACAGATTATCAGGTGGTGAAGAAACAAGAAGAATAGAAGACATACCATTTACACCATTTAACGCAGATGGTAGTTCAGATGTATCAGTAGATCCATCAAATGGAGATGTGGTTTTAGATATAGATTTTAAAGATTATAAATTTAGTGCAAGTGCATTACCAGAGTTTACTTCATTCCAAATTAAAATAGTATTTAATGGAACAGTATCAGCTCTACCTGCACGATTAAAAGATTTAAGAGCAATTGCATTGGCGGTCTAATATGAGTAAATTAAAAGTAGAAGGACACAACAATTTAGTAAGAGATTTAAATTCTAACGCAATTGTAAATACAAATACAACAGATTTTTCTCTATACATGAAAAGACACAAAATGAGAGAAAAACAAAGTGATGAATTAAGAAATACTGTAAAGGAAATAAATAGTTTAAAGTCTGAATTATTTGAAATCAAAAAGTTATTAAAAGAGGTAATAAACAAGTAAAATGGCCGCTAGAACAGTATTAACGACAGATACACTCGAAACGTTTAGAACGACCTTTAACAGTCTTTCTAGTACGGATATAGGCGATGTAGCGACACTTACAACGACTGCTACTGATATTGTAGGTGCGATTAATGAAATAGATTCTGCAGCATCTAGTGGATTTACATTAGGATCAACAAGTATTAATTTAGGTGATACTGTAACAACAATATCAGGTTTAACAAGTTTTGAATCAGCGTCTATTAACGCTACTTCATCTTTGACTTTAAATGGTCAAAATTTGGCAACACAACCTTTTGCTATTGCTCAAGCAATTGCATTAGGATAAAATTATAAATATATTATAAATAGTATAATTATTAAAAGGAATAACAATGGCTAACGATTTTAAAAGATTTACAGTACCAAGTGTAAACACATCAGCAGGCGCTTCGGCAAGTGCTGTCTATACTGTACCATCTAGTGGTGCTACAGCTATGGAATCAATCGTTATCGGTATTACTCTATCAAACAAAACAACTTCAGGCGTAACTGCTAGTGTCTTTTTAGATAACTATGATGGTACAAATGATGTTTACATTGTTAAAGATGCTACCATCCCTGCTGGGTCATCTTTAGAAGTAATGTCAGGTAACAAAATAGTTTTACAAGGCGACGGCACAACCAACGATGCTATTAGAGTATCAGCAAGTACAGGTACTGCTGTTGACGCCACGGTTTCTGTATTGGAAGACGTATAATAAGAGAGAGAGATAAATGGCTTATTTAGGAGAAGGACCAAATCCTGTCAATCGAGGATTAACCATTAAAGATACTTTTACAGGTGATGGCTCGACAACTACATTTGACTTAGCAACTGCTATACCAAATGTTACTGAAAATGATATTCAAGTTTTTATTGATAATGTAAGACAAGAACCTGGTTCGGGTGATGCTTACACTTTAGGTTTTGATGGTTCTTCTAACTTTAAAAGAATTACATTTACGGCCGCTCCTGAAAGTGGTGCTGAAATTTATGTATTAAGTGGTTCAGGTAGAACACAACTATTATCTATCACAGATGGTTCTGTTACTGCTTCTAAAATTGGTGGTGACGCTGTAAACGGATCTAAAATAGCAGATGATAGTATAGATTCAGAACATTATGTAGATGGTTCAATTGATACTGCACATATTGGTGATAATCAAGTTACAGTTGGTAAGTTAGCTTCGACTTTAGATTTATCATCTAACACAGTTACATTACCAAATACATCAGTAACAAACGATATGTTAGCAGGTTCAATTGCTAACGCAAAATTATCAAATTCTAGTATTACACTAAATGGTGTTACAATAAATTTAGGTGATACAACATCAATTGCTGCTGGTACAGATTGGCAGGCCGTTGTTGTTGCAGATGGTTCAACAGTAACATCAGCAACTGCTGGAGAAGGATACTTTATAAACACAACAAGTGCCGCTCATACAATTACATTACCTGCCTCACCATCTATAGGTGATGAAGTTTCAGTTATTGATTATGCAGGTACTTTTGATACAAATAATTTAACAGTAGGTAGAAATAGTGAGAACATTCAAGGTTCTGCCGCAGATTTAACAGTTTCAACCGAGCGTGCTGGATTTACATTAGTATATGTTGATGGCACACAAGGATGGTTATTAAAAGATAAATAGGATATAGAATATGCCATATATAGCAAGAAATCCATCATACGGCGCATTTGAAAAACAAACGCTGACAGCAGACGGTAGTACAACTACATTTGCTTTAAACTATACAATTGGTTCATCATCATCTGTAATAGTGTCAGTAGCTGGTGTTGTACAAGAACCAGAAGTTGGTTATTCACTATCAGGTGGAGGAACAAACATTGTATTTTCAACAGCACCAGGTGCAAGTGATACAGTCTTTATTATATTTTTAGGTATTGCTAGAGATGTTGGAAGTTTCTTCAATTCAGGAATTATTACATCTCAAACAGAATTGGCAGAACAAGCTGCAGCTGATGATTTAGTGTTAATCTATGACTCTTCAACAAGTAGTTTAAAGAAAATTCAAAAGTCTAATTTAGATACATCACTTGATATTAATGGTAAAACAGACCTGGCTACAGGTATTGAAGGTGCTGATGAATTAGCAATCTATGATAACTCCACAAGTTTAATTAAAAAAGTTAATTTAGATAATTTAATCATAGGTCAAACTGAACTTGCTACACAGGCTGCTGATAATGATGTTTTATTAATCTATGATACAGATGCTTCAGAAATTAAAAAAATTCAAAAATCAAATATTGCACCAACACTTACTTACAACACAAGAACAGGTACAGGTGATGGTTCAACAGTCGCATTTACAGTTACAAGTGGTATGACAGTAGATACAGTATTAGTTACAGAAAACGGTGTATTACAAGCACCAACAACTGATTATACAATATCAGGCACAACTTTAACATTTGGTACAGCACCTGCTTCAGGTGTTAATATTGTTATTAGGGAGTTACCTGTTTAATAAATAAATAGAGATAGAGAATTATGACAACTAAAATTACAGAAAAAAACGTAAGTAACTTTGCCAACTTGGGTGTACAATGGCAATCAATTATTACTGCTGATGGTTCTACTACTACAACGGCTGTTGCTGGTAGAGGATATTTCATTGACACAACAAGTTTTTCTCACACAATCAATTTACCTGCTTCTGCTACTTTGGGTGATACAATTATCATCAAAGATTATGCTGGCACAGCAAACTCAAACAATATTATTGTAGGTAGAAATGGCCATAATATACAAGGTGTTGCTGTAGATGGTAAATTAGACACTAATAAAGAAACAGTAACCTTAGTATATGCTGACTCAACTAGAGGTTGGTTAATTGTAAACGACCAAACAGCATCTGCTATTGCTACACCAGAATATGTTGCTGCAACTGGAGGTTCAGTTTCAACAGTTGCGACAGATTTTAAAGTTCACACATTTACAAGTCCAGGTTCATTTATTGTATCAAATGGTGGTAACGTTTTAGGTTCAAATTCAGTTGATTATTTCGTACTTGCTGGCGGTGGTGGAGGATCACCAGACGGCGGCGGAGGCGGAGGTGCTGGAGGATGGAGAGAATCATTCCCAAATCCTGCAACTGGAGGATTAGCTGTTTCTGCAACAACTTATCCTGTAACAGTAGGTGGTGGGGGAACAGCTCAAGCTGCTCCACCAGAAGTACAATCTAACGCAGGAAGTAATTCAGTATTTTCAAATATAACAGCTGCTGGCGGCGGATACGGCGGTGGTTGGCAAGCAAGACCAGGAGGCGCTGGAGGATCAGGCGGTGGTGGTAATGGACGATTAGGTTCTTCACCAAATGACGCACCTCAACACCCAGCACCAGGTGCTGGTAATACACCACCTGTAAGTCCACCACAAGGAAATGACGGTGGTTGGGGTGGTACTAACCCTGGCTCTGGTCCACCAGACCCATATAGACAAGCTGGTGGCGGTGGCGGCGGCGGTGCTGGCGGCGCTGGGGAAAATGGAAGAAATTCACACGCACCAAACTACTCTGGTGGCGGTAACGGAGGAAGCGGTGCTTCTTCAAACATAACAGGCTCACCTTTCACAAAAGCAGGTGGTGGTGGAGGAGGCGCAGGTGCCAATAACTCCAACGCTTCTGGTGGTAGTGGAAGTCCAGGAGGAGGAGGATCAGGCGGTCCATACTCTTTCCCAAATAGTGGTAACAATGGTTCTGCTGCACCTGGTAATTCAGGTTCTGGTGGCGGAGGCGGTGCTGCTTGGAGTGGAGATGGCGCTAACGGTGGTTCTGGTTACGTTGTAGTAAGGTATAAGTTTCAAAATTAGGGAGATATAATTAAATGGCACATTTTGCAAAATTAGGAATTAATAGTAAAGTTATAAGTGTTATCAATTTTGACAACAATCGTATGTTAAATGCAGATAATGTTGAAGATGAAACTGTTGCTATTAATGCTTTAGAAGCTGAAACAGGTTGGCCTTTATGGAAACAAACTTCCTATAATACAAAAGAAGGAAAATATTATACTATAGATGAAAACAATAAACACGTTTTAGCATCTGAAGCTGACCAATCAAAAGCATTTAGAAAAAACTATGCTGGTATAGGTTTTACCTATGACGAAGATAGAGATGCTTTTATTCCACCTAAACCATATTCTAACTATGTATTAGATGAAACATCTTGTACTTGGAAAGCACCAGTAGATATGCCAACTGTTGAACAAAGAACTTGGACAGATGGAGAAGGAAATACAAGAGGACTTCCTGCTGACTGGAATGACGATTTAATACGTTGGGAAAGTTATAAAGACGCTCAAAAAGTATATTGGGATCCAGATACATCTACTTGGATCAACGCTACATAAAATTAAATAATTTTATTATTATGAAAATGCGAAAGAAAATATTAAGTGAGACCTTTGCCATAAAAGGTTTTGTAGATGACGTTTCTAAAATTGACAATAAAGTATTAACAAATCATATTCTTTCAAATAACACCAAAGACACTAAAAGAAGTCAAAACAAAGATGATGTTAATTACTACTATCATAACATTCAATACCATACACAGTTTACTTGGGTATTACAATACTTTTTAGACCATTATACAGCTGAAAATAAAGAAAGATTAAATTGTATTGATAGTTCGGTTATAATTTTAGATAAAAACGAAGAATTGCCTTTACATAATCATTTTAAAAAAGACGACATACAACACACACCTGATATTACTTTTATGTATTGTGTAAATCCTAGTAACGGAAAATCAGAATTTGTATTAAACTATGATAATCATAG